TTGTACCTGCAGATACTTGTCCAATTACTCTAGTTTTTGAATGAGTTTTAAATTCGCCATAAATGGATCCATCAACTCTAGCATCTCTATCATATCCTGCATCAATGCTTAATTTATAAAAAGTTTGTCCAATTCCAGTATCACCAGTATTAATAGGTTCTACCGAAGTAATGGGAGCATATGCTTTTGTATAATCACCATACTTATAAGGATCTTGGAATAATGTAGACTGTTCAAGATTTACTGGATTTCCTTCTCCTTCAATTAATTCAACTACAAAATCTTTCGTAATTTTATAATTAGCATTTGATGGAGTAAAAAGAAAATCTCTTGGTTTAATTATTTTTACTTCTTCATTATATAAAGCTTTAAATAAAATTTCAAAAGATCTATCTGTACCCTTACTTAAATAAAAATCTTTTGCTTGCTTTATGAAAAGATCTTGATTTAAATCTTTATGTAATCCCCTCTTCTCTAATCCAGGTAATAATTGATGTTTTGTTTTAAGTAGAAATTCTTTAAGAAACAAACAGCTTAAATTCTTTATCTGAGCACCCGTTGTATGCGCCTCAGAGGTGCTTGTACTGAATTCTAGTACATCTGGACTGTTTGCTGTTTTATATGACGTTATACCGCAGAATCCACGCACACAACCAGTAAAACATGTAGTTGCTGTACCAGTGTAAGTAATAATTTCATTATCAATTTTTAACAATCCATAAGAAGAAGGGAATCCATCTGTTCCACTTGGATTCTCCACCATATCAATAGGGATAACGCTAGTAAAAGCATCAATGGAAGTAGATAATCCAACTGCTTCAGTTAAATTAGTCTGTTCAGAAACTTTTACATACTGATCAATATTTTGTATCAGATCAATAGGACCACCTTGATACTCTTGACCAAGATAGTATTGATTTAAAAAATCAGAAACTAATGGGAACTCAGTCTTCGTAAAAGCAGGAAGCTGGTTCTGAACTATATTACTGAATTGTATTCTCTGATCTGACATCTTAAGATCTTACTAAGTTCCCGTTTGCATAACTTGAAGTAACAACATAATTTGATGCTGCTGGATCTAATCCTGATGAAATTTCGTCTATCACAGTTTCAAAAGTACTTGTACTAATATCTAGTTGCAAATATAAATCCTGTAATCCAATAACATCATTAGATACAGGGCATGCAGACAATTCAATAATAGTCTGTCCATCCTTTATTTTCCCTGATAAAACATTAATGGGATTAATTGTTATAATTCCATTTTCATAATCAATAGTTCCAACATTTCTTCTAATAATTGTAGGTTCAGTTGAATTTATAGAAGGAACTGTGAATAAGAAAAGAGATCCATTAATTCTATCAGTATTAGGAATATCAGATATGTAGACTGTACTTGTAACTCCACTTATTTTAAATCCAGTAGATTTAATATTATATCCACTCATATTTTTGATATGAAATTCATTACCAAAACCAATTTGATATTCAGCAAGAGCATTTAAGACCACTCTTAAATCTCTTCTCATTGTAATAGTAGTAATATTTGATGTTACTGCTTCGTCACTCTGATCAATAATATTTAAGAATTTACTATATTTGAATCTTGCACCATACTTATTCATTTCAGAAGATTCTGCATACTTATTTGCATTATTCTGAACTACACTTGATACTGATGCTCCAGTTACTGCTAAATTACTGTTATAATAGATTTTTGAATCAACTTCAATATACAAATACTTCAAATCTAGTATTTCTGGGACAATTCCTGCCACAGCATACTTCTTTAACTTCGTTCTAATGTTTTCTTTGATCAAATTTGGAAGAAAATCACCTGTTCTGGGTTTTATACTAATAAAAACCTTTCCATATTGAGGAGGAACCAGTTCTTCCCCGCCAAAAACGGAAATTGACTCTGTTTCGGGGTAAATTTTCGCTGGAATTAGTGTTTCATAGTCATTTGCGGTCAATGCGCGGTTTTGAGACGCATAAATTCGAGGTGCAAACTTTTTAATTGAATCTACTGTCTCAATTGTCTCTCCACCTTTGGCAGATATGTCGGTATTTACCAAAGAAATTCCTGAAGTTACGCTATATTCTTCTCCATTTCGAGTATATGACAAAACTCCGGCAAAATCAAAGGAATTTACACCATTTGCACTATCTCCATTACATACAATATAAGTAGCAGTAATATAATTACCTTCTTCGAGTGCTTTTCCAAAAATTCCATCACCAAATATTAATTGATACCTTTCATCTTCTACTTCTTGAAGATAAAAGACCTTAGAAGTGGATTTTATATCAAAAAGACTATCCTGAGCAGTATATTGAACTTTTGTAGTGGATTGTTGGGTTCCTCTTACATTTACTTTAATTAAAGAAGTATCGATACCTGAATTTGGTAAAATAAATTTCGCATTTGGAGTTCTAGCACTATATGTGAAGTTGGATCTTAAAAGAGATCCCTGATAAACAGTAATTTCATCAAATGAAGCAATATTATCTCTTACAGGAACCGTAATAGGACTTACAATTGAGAAAATATATGATTGATTTCCAAAAGCACCTGAACTTGAGCAAACTGGACCAGCACTAAGTGTTATAGATGCAGGAGTAGGTGTAATATTACTACAATCAACGAAAAAACTAACAGTTGCAGCAGCTGCTTTTCTAGATCTAGGTAGATATCCTATATTTCGTGCTAAAGAAACCACATTTTCCCTTAAAGTAGCACTATCAATAAAAACTTCATTAGATACCATATTGGCATTATATGAAGTAATATAGGTATTGTATGCTAAGAGATCAACTATTGACGAAAGGTTAGACCCTGCAAAGTCATAATCCGTAAAAGTGGAATTTGCTTTAAGATATTCTTTAAGTGAGGTTTTAACCTGATCAAAATCAAGGTTAGAAAAATTGACTAATGGCATTTATCTTGTTGATTGCAATGCGAATTGAAGTTCTTGTGGAGGAACATCTGCTCCTATAATCTCATATATGATTATCACATTAAAAGTATTGTTATCAAAATCAGGTTCTGCTACTACATCAAGCAAATTTACTCTTGGTTCATAATTATCAATCGATTGTTTAATTTCTTCAACAATTTGATCTGCTGCTATATTATCCATGTTCTCAAAAAGAGAAGCAGAAATGTTAGATCCAAAGGTTTCATCAAAAAATTTCTCTCCAGGAAGAGTAAATACAATATTTCTTACTGAACGAGCAATTGCATTTTCATTTTTAAGCCCAATAAGGTCAAAATTTAAGGGATTAACCTTAAAAGACATACTAACGTCCTTAAATCCGGGACTAACTCTTTCGAGAGGCATAGAAATATAGAAATATTAGTTATTTATTAACTATTTTTACCTAAAATTCTGCAGTAGGTATCATATCGTCGTCATAATCAAGTCCTTCGTAAAAATCCTTGTCATTTACCTTCTCATAAAGGTCATTTTGGACTTTTCTATCGCGTTTTTTGGGTGTTGCAGCGTCATTTGCGATTTCACGGAGCATTTTTTGGTGTTGATCGTTCGCTAAGTTGTCTAAAAAGTCGTTCATGTCCTTATTTTCCCGATATTTTCTATTTACACATAAAAAAAGGGAGAAAAAATCGCCCTTTAGTACCAATTAAAAATAATATTTGCTCGAAATGGAGCATTAGTACAGGTTGTACTACGATGTAATCTAAAAGCATCAAAAAATAATGCCCTATTTTCTATAGATTTGACTTTATGTGGGAATAATTTGCTAGTATTGCTATCTACAAGGTCTGTTGTACCGTTACAAGTGTTCAAAGAGTATATCATCCCCTTACATTTGATGTTTTTATCAGGTGCATAGTCTATATGCCAAGAATTTTTTTGTTTGAATAGTGTTTTTGGGTAATAGTTAAGTTGAATTCTTATTATTCGTTCTTTTTCTATTCCTATTTTTTGAAGAAGAGGTTCTACTAAGTGTATAAAGGTGCTTTGACGATTATTTGCATGAATATTATAGAACATATGAATTAAATAATACCTATCATCCAATTTAGATTCTGGTTTTTTCCAAAATTCATTACCAGCAATGTTAGCATCATTGTTTCTTATTAGTAGATAATCAAAATCCATCTTATACACAGTATTATGCATAAGATGGGAATGTTGATTGATATTTAAAAAATTATCTACTAATTTCATTCATCAGTTGCCTTGACCTCTGGGTCTTTTTTTAGCATTATTTCGAGAACTCGCGGCGTATTTTGTATGTTTTCCTGTTCCTTGACGAGTTTTCTTGGGAATCGACTCTACAAATTGAGATGATCCCCATGCTCCTTGTTTAGTTTTAACCGGCATCGATAATTTCCTCCATAGTTAGGTCTTGTGGATCAAATGGCCATGCATTTGGATCGTCTTCTTGAGCATAAAATTTGTCTGCATAGTCTTGTAACTTGTCTGCTGCCTCCTCAGCAGTTAATCGACTATGTAATATATCAGTTTTAAATTTAATATTATACAGTATTTGTGTCATGTATGGGGATTGTAAATTTTAAGGTAATAAGCGCCTACACAAATACCAATAATAACAATTAATCCGAGAATCGACGCAATTTGCATAATTAGATAATGCGAGTTTTTTCGTGACCGACGCGAATCCGAGGATCGCACCAGATTTCATAACCGTCTTCTTTTGCATCTAAGCAGAATGATACGTCTTCACCGCACATATCCTGAACTTGACCTGATTCAAAGACTTGCATCTTTGGAGCAAACCATGGATATTCGAGTTTTTCGAAGACTCCCTTCTTAATAAGCAACCAACCAAAACCAGTATAGTCTACTGTGAATGGTTTCTTACGCTTACTCATAGTCTCAACGGTTTCATGATTCATAACTCCGCCGTTCTTACGGAAGTCTTCTTCATCTAACCAGTGTGCCACAGATGTAGTACTACCATCTTCAGTGGCATACCATCCGGCAGCAATTGCACGTTCTTCTAATACTTCTTCATTAATCGACCCATCTTCATTAACAGAGTTTGCAGGAACTGCCATATCGCATAACTGCCAAAACTTGTTAGTGTCAAAAACAATATCTGAGTCAATCCACAGTTGGTAATCATACTTAAGTTTACCATCCCAAGGAATTTGCTCAGGTCCTCTTAATACAT